TTAATGCATCAACAACAACAGTAGATAGTGCTACACAAATTACAGCAGTAGCACCTAAATCTTCTTTCTTAAACGCACAAGAACCTTATAAAGTTAAAGTTGCTTCTGCTAGTGGAGTAGCAGGAACATCAGCAACAGGATTAATTAATGTAGATAATGCACCTACTTGGACAACAAATGCAGGTTCTTTAGGAAGTATTATGGAATCTGCTACAGGTAATCATTTTACTGTTGCGGCTTCAGATGCCGAAGGCGATACAGTTGCTTACTCTTTACAATCTGGTTCTTTAGCAGGATTATCTTTAAATAGTTCATCAGGTGTTATATCTGGCGACCCTACAGATGTAAGTTCAGACACAACAAACAGTTTTACTTTAAGAGCAACAGCAGGAAGTAAAACGACAGACAGAGCATTTACTTATATAACTCAAAACAATCCTATTGTTCAAACAAATTTAGTTTATGACTTTAGAGCAGTAGACTTTAGTGGAAGTGCAGGAACAGTATCATCTGGTACAAATGTAGGTTCTTGTTTTGGGTCAAGAGCAAACAATGCAGTATTCAGTACAAATTCAGATACTAATTATGGAAACATGACATTCACAACAAACGACAGTTATGCACCTAGTGGTAAATGTTTTACTTTAGCTTCTGATGGTGCGATACAAATTCAAGCAGGTGCAGTAGGTGGAACTTCACAAGAAGCAAATTACAATACATACTTTAACTCTCCATCAAATGTATCTTGGGTTATGTGGGTAGATTGGGACGCAAGTAATACAAGACAAGGTTTTTATTCAAGATATGGTTCTTCAGGAGATGTTGATGGAAGTTCTGTTGCACACTTTAACCATATGTTTGATAGTACAACACAATTTCACTTTAATCAATCTGGTGTAAATTTAGCAGGAGACGACCAAAGTGAAAGTTCTGCTTGGCAGAAAACAAGTAGTGGTAGCCAATGGCAATTAGTAATTATTACATATAATTCAGATGGAAACCAAAGATGGTATGTAGATGGGTCTCAATGGTCTCACAAACCATCTATGGGTACAAATAGTGGTAATGGAATGAGTGGTTATAATAACAACCAAACACCTCATACACTTGGTGGAAGAACAGATGATGTTCAAATGATGACTGGTAAAATAGCAGAAGCTAGATATTACACTAAAACTTTATCATCTACAGAAGTAGCGAATGAATGGAACGCTACTAAAGGTAATTATAGTAGAAGTTAATGGCTAGAAAAAAGATAACACCAAAAGAATTAAACTAATTTTTTAATCCAATTACCTTTATCATTAATAACCATAGGAAGTAATCTAGGTATTCCATTTATTATAATACCACAACCTAATATAAATCTAGTTTTAAAATTTTTTGCGTAAGAAAAAGCCATACTTTTTTGATTAATTAAACAACCTACATTCATACCAAAAAATAAATTGTCTGGGTTAGCCCAATAAGATATTACAAATTTAGTATGATAATGGCCTTGTACTGCTGACATACCCATTGTTTGTGAAACTTTTAAAATATCTGCTGATCTTCCGTGTGTAAAAAAACATCTTTGATTGTTAGACATTGTAAGAGTTAAATCATCTACCCATTTCCATTTTTTTGTACCAAGAAATTCTCCATAACCTTTAAGAAATTCTTTACTCATTCCATATTTTAATGCTCTTCTATATACTAAACTACTATGGTTTGAATCTACTTCTGTTACATCTGGAAATATAGATTCTAATTCTTTTATATATAATCTAGAAAGTTTTAACTCATCCCCAGCTGAATGAAGGTCAGGGTTGTGATCGTGCATAGATATAGCATGGAAATCAAGTAAGTCGCCAATATTAACCACGAAGTCTGGTTTATATAATTTTTTAATTTCTCGCAAAAAAGCAAAACTATCTTTGTGATGATATGGTATATGTAAATCACTAATGACCAAGATGCGTTTGTTCATATAACTCCTTTGGTGATCCGTCTATTGTTTCTTCAAGATTTTTTAATTGTTCTTTAGGATCAATGTATTTGATTACCCCATTTGTAATATGTACAGTTTGCAATATTTCAGCTGTATTGCCTGTCTGTAAGTCTTTATAATTTACAATAATATTTTCTAATATAATCATACTCTTTATAGTTGAGTAAAGTTATATTATATTATTCTATGTTTTGCAAGAGTTCATGGCTTTAGATAAAGATTCTGCTCTACTAGGTGTTTGTTTTGCCCAACGAGAATCCATCATTTGAAAAGAGGCTTCTGTATAATCACCTTTAGATAATGCTTCCCACATTTTTTTAAATTTTGATACACCACCAACACCTAATTGAAAAACCATTTCTATAATTATACATTGGGCTTTATGTACTAAAGGAATAGTACCTATTAAATCTAATGCTTGATTTTTAGCTTTAGAAAAGTCTTCGTCAAATTGATCTGATAATTCTTCTTTAGAATAAGTTTTGCCTTCTTCGTATGGGTCATCTGGTAATACTAAATGGCCATATCCGATTGTGGCAAAACCTAGACTATCTTTATATATAGTATCTCTAAATCCTTCGTGATGTTTTATTTGTTCTTTTAATTCATCATACATAGATAATTCTACTAACATATATTAAGGTAATAAACTATTAATCTTTGCTTTGATTATGTTATGTACCTTATATTTATGGTTTATATGGCACAAAACCACCCCTAAAACCACTCCTATTGCAAAAGACATATCAACCCTTACCTTTCATTATGTTAGCCCCTTTAAGACCATATATGGCCGATACAACACCAATAAATAATGCTTGATACCATAGAGGCATATTGTTAAAATACGCAAAAAATTGTTCTACTTTATCCATTATTGCAGGATCATCAGAAAATATTGACCAAATTAATAAACACACGGGGGAACTTACAAGTATTAATACAAATTCGTCTTTCCACCCCTGTTGATTATTAGTCATAACGGCTTTTTGGTATTCAACCTCACCATTGGCCATGCGTTCTGCGTGTCGCATTTCCGCCACACTTTCTAATCTTTTAGTTTGTCTTTTATTATCCATTATCTCCATACCTAACTTTATTCCTGTTGGTAGAAGTTTTGTTAATATTCCTATCATGTTATCCCCATATTTTAAATATTCGCAACGCACCGAGTATAAGTGCTATAAGTGAGCCTACTACAAAAACGGCTTTAATTCCACCTTTTCCCATTGCTACTTGCGATTTTAATTGTTCTATATCTCTACTATTTTTGCATACATCTATATGTATTTCTTTTAGTTGGTATGAGATTACATCCAACGAAATTTTGGGGCTAGATACTTGTTTTTTTTTCATCTTTATGTTCTTCACACCAAAATCTTATAATTGGTTTGTTAGTTTCTATATCTTTTATTTCACTTATAATCATTAAACTTTCCTCATATCCTGCTATTGCACAAGATTTATAATTATTAAACACAAAATCTGTTTTAGTCATTGGGGTAAAACATTGGCCACCCGAATAACATAACTGCAATACCAATATAAACTTTATCATAATAATACCTTTCAGTATATACTATGTGTCAAGTTAAATATATTATTTTTTAATGTTGAGTTTTTTGATTATTCTTTTAACTTTTTCAAGATAAACACAAGCGTCATAGAGTTCTTCTATTACATCATCTATCCATACATCTAGCGGTTTTTCTGCTTTGCCCATAGTACCGCCATATTCTTTCATACCTTGTTCAGATCGTTTGGCAAATGATTGTAGCAAGTCCATAATTAACGGGTCTTTCGTAAACACAAATGGCCTTACTACATCACTTGTTTTTGAGGGAGTTTTTTTTGTCAAAATATTAATCCACCTAGTATAAAACCTAATATAAATCCTACTATGTATTCTCTATAATACAAAGACATAACATTAAGTTTGTTGATTAAATCTTTCAAAAACCTACTTTCATATAATGAGAACAAAATTGATTAACATTACAATAATGCTGACACCTAACATCTTCACCTTTTCTTTCTACAATAGAACAACCTTTGCCCTCAATCATTCCTTGCGATTTAAGAAAGTCTAAAGCTAACTGCCTTGTATCAAGCAACCTAACCGCAGATTTACGGCCAGATTTCATTACTGCAAATTTATCATCCCTATGCCACCTTTCAGTAGCAGTACACAATGGCAATTCAGAAACTTTTTCTGCATTTTGATGAATCTTTATTCGTTCCTTAACATAAGAATCTTGTTCTTCTTCTGTCCACCTACGAATAGGAATCATAGCTACTTGTTTTCTAGGGTAGTTATCAGATTTCATAGTTTGTATTTTAGACCAATCTCTTAATATGGCCATAATAGATAACCTTTTTACTTTTATTTCTGTTTTATAATTAATTAAATCTTTAGGATTTTTCCTACAAAGAAAATCTAAAACATTAAGTTGGTTTTCCCATTCAGCTTTACCTTCTGTTAAAGCAGAAACAACAGACCAAGCAGATGTAACTTTAAAATCTATTAAATGGCCATCACGATTAAGTAAATCAAACTGACCACTTAAAGTCCAACCATTAGTGATTTTATCATCTTTATAATACAATCTTCTTTCTGATATTTCTTTTCTAGTTTTTGCTCGTTCTATAACATGATGTACCGATTGACCTAACAATGAGAATATTCTATCGCTAACATCTTCTTCAATTAAATCCCAATTTCGTTTTTGTAATACACGAATACGAGGTGGGGCAATTAAACGAGTAGTAGATATATCTGAATTACTTTCGTAAGGGTCATTTTCTACTGCCCGTTCAATAGCTTTAGGCAAATTACTTGCGTTTGTATATTTCATTAGAAAGGTATATTTCCTAGATCATTACCATTGCCTTCATCCCCGTTATCCGTTTGATCCATTCCGTCTAACTCTTTTGATCTTAAAATCATTTTTCTTATCCCTTCGGATAATTGATTAAAAGTATCTTTTTGGCCTTTTTGAAAATCACCTATATCAAATGAAACACTAGGATAATGTTGTTCTGCTAATTTACTATCCTTGTTAAGAGGCATAATAGAACTAATATGTTCTTTACCATTATCTTTGTGCATTACATTTAATTGACAAGGAACTCCTAATAGTTTTGATACATCAAATCCTTGTTTTTCAGTTTCAGTAAAAGGTCGGCCTCGCCATGAAGTTAAATCCATTCCTAGATTAGCTTTTTCATGTAAGGACAAAGTATAGAACTTACTGATAGTCATTGGTTGGTCATTATTTAATTGTTCGGGAACTTCCCAAATAACTAATATTTGCCTTTTCCAACTAATTTCACCCGCATAGTCTTGTCTTTGCGTACCAAGATCAATAACCTTGATACAACGGGCATTGTGAACACCTGTGGGTATTTTTGGATAACTTTGTTCACCGCCACTTGTAGCTATTATAGTCATATATATTTTTTTCCTATTTATTATTTAATTAACCATAGTAAATACTATCTGTTTACTTTAGTCAAGTTTTATATTGACTTTTGTTAATCTTTTGTGCTAAAACAAAACAGGAACGAAATATGGCAACTATATTAGATGAGTTAATTGAAGAACTTAACGCAAAAGAGAAAAGAATTGCAAAAGAAATTATCAATATAGATAGGTCTTCTGTTATTCCCGACCATTTTAGAAAAGCAGACGCAATTCTAACAATGACGGATGAAGCAATTAAGGTCAAGGAACAAGCTAAATATTTGTCTATTTTAAATCATGAGAAGGACACTCAAATATGAGTAAGACCAACTATCAATTAGCAGTAGAACGGAAAAGAGAGGTAATTAATCAATATGGGGGTAAAAACCTAGCCAAAATGTTAAATATATCTCACCCCGCAGTATCTAAATGGAAAGTTATTCCACCATTTAGGGCATTTCAAATTGCAAAATTGGGTGAATTTGATATAGAGTATTTAAGACCAGACTTACAAATCAATCCGAATCAGTAAGTCTTTATTAGAGGCGGTTGTTTTATTTTTAGCTTTCACTCTTTGTTGTTTCAATCGCCTCTTTTTTTCTATCATAGTTATAGCATAGCCATAGCATTGCCATACTTTTGTTATACTTTTGCTTATGGCAAATACATCCCCTTCATCTTCACCTTCAACTGCAACTACACCTACAACTGCAATACAAGATAGTATAAACAAGGCCAAGTCTTTTAATATATACTTGCTATCAATTTTCTTATTTGTATAATTTCTTCAAATGTGTTTAAATTATGTGTTAAGTTTGCCATTAATCCTCTTTTAAACTTTCCGCAGACCAC